ACGGCGTTGCGGCATGAATCCCTCGTATCAAAGAAAAAAGGCGGCCGAGAGAACTCCCCCGGCCGCCCTTGTTACATCACGGGCGGTCGCTGATTACAGCGACGGGACCATGATTGCCATCACGCCAGCCGTGCTGCGCAGCGTCTTAACGCCGTACAGACGGTCAGCCGTCACCAGCGTACCAAGCGCTTCCTGCTTGTACTGCGCCTGCGTGCGGAGGCCAACCTGCTCTGCCAGAACGAGCGAACTCTTCTGGAACATCAAGCAAGGACGGTAGAACGTGGTCGTATCCGTCGCGGCGAACGAAGCAATGTTCGTGCTGACGTAGAGTTCCACACCGTAGAGGTCGCCCACGAAGCCGTTGCGGATCGAGTTGCTGGAACCAGCCTCGCCCACAAATGCCTGCTCGGTGAAACGAGTCACGCCGAGAAGGCGCTTCTTTTCCACCGGGGGGATGACCAGAACGCGATCGCGGCCCGGAGTGTTCGCATCATCGAACGTCTGGATGACCTTGCGGATACCCGCATCCGTCAACGCCGAACCGTTACCGGTGTTGGTGTTGGCAGCCGGATTCCACGTAGTCGAGCCGTCGCCACCGGCCACAGCACCGCTGTAGGCCGTGCCGCCGTTCCAGGTCGGGGCAAGCCCAACCAGATCGGTATCGACCTGCGTAGCGAGCGCGTAACCCGCGTCGTCGGTATAGAACCGGCGCATCGAGCTAAGAGCCTGCGTTTCCACGATATCCTCGATGACGAACGAGTACTCGTAGTGCTTATTGATGACCACATCCGTGTTCGTTGCGGAAGCCGTGACCAGCGTCACAACGGCATTTGCCGCCTTAGGCGCCGCAGCGCCGCGAACCGGCGTCGGGATATGGATGGTGTCGCCCTTCTTACCCTTGTGGTTAATCATGGAGACAAGGCCCGCGAGGACAAGATTCTTCTTGTACGCGGCGATTACGTCGTCGGACCAGACAGCCGGGATGAACGATGCAGCATCGGTTACATCGAAACTGTTGGTATAGGCAATTGAAGCAGCCATTAGGAGAGTCCTTTACGAATTGAGAGTTGGTGTTTAGCGGACCCTCTTCTCGCGATAGGCTTCAAGAATCTCGTCCTGCATCATGTCGAACTTGTCAGGATTGCGGATTCGCATATCCATAAGATCGGCACGAGAGAACACTTTCTTGCCATCCCCAGAGGGGATAACGCCAGAGGCCGAGGAACCACCCGACTTAGCCAAGGTAGCCTTGCGGGCTCCCTCAACGCCAGTGTTGGGTTTTGCAGCAGGAGCGGGCTGCTCAGAGCGTGCCGTCGAGGCTACCGCCTCTTCGTACAGTCCAAACAACTCGTCAGCTGCGTCGAAGTCTCCCTTTGCCGCCCCAAGCGCTAGCTTGCGACGGTAGTTGCTTCCCTGCACGAACTGGCCGAATTCGGCCGATTGCATCGTGTCTGAAAAGCCGGGATGCTTCTCTTCGAAGCGCGATACCATTAACTCGGATTCCAAGTCGGCGGTACGCTTCTCCAGTTTCTCGGTCCTCTCGACGGCTTCTCGCTTGACAACACGGAGGATTGAGTCCTCTGGATTCTCAAGAAGTTGGTCAGCTGTCAAGGGTTTCGGCGGTTCCTGCTGATTTTCCCGCATCCGCTGCTCGGTGGCGCGAACGCCAATAAGCTCGTCGGCCAGCTTACGAACCTGTCCAATCTCGTTGTTCTTGCGCCCCAATTCGCTTTCCGCGTTTCGGTGCATTTCGATAACGTCTTGGATGGACTTGCCCCGATACTTTTCGGGGAGTTCCTCAGTCTTGGCCTCGTTTGCAGCCGTTGTCCCAGCTAGGGCGGCGTCAGTCTCGGCTTGTAACTCGGTCTCATTCTGGTCAGGGTCAACAATGATAGAAGTCGCCATGTCATCAAATCTCCATCGCAAAGACCCGCCCGGAAATCGGGTTTGGGGTACACATCGCAGAAGGTCGTGGAGTCGCGCGGGCTATTATTCGTCCCGTGCCGATTCGATTTTCTTCCGCTGCCGTCGGATTTTTGCCCACTTATCCCCCATAGTGGGAAAGGATGCAGCATCCAGTCCCAATCTAGGGTCGAACATGGGCGCCCCAATCCAACGTTTGGTGGGGGAACCGCAGATGGGACAAATCACTTTGTCCGCATCTTCGTATCTAACAAGTTCTTCCGAGACCTCGCCACACTTGGCGTTTAGGCACTCGTAGTCGTACATGCGCAGCATTAACTACGCCTCCGAGCCGATATCATCCTCGTCAGCAAGCGAGGTTTCCAGCTGGTCAACCACTGATTCCAGGTTTATGAGCCGGTGTAGAACGTTCAGGGCGCCGCGAATAGTCGCGACCTCCTCAAAGGACTTCGTACCGTAAGCCGCCTGCTTCTCCAGCGAGGCCATATCCTCGGCCCAATCCTTCTTCAAGTGAACCCATCCTGATGTACCCATTGTGGTACGGATGGCATTGACTCTTTCTATGACCTGTGCTTTATCCATGTTACCCCCTCCCGAGGATATTACGATGATTTGGTCTGGATGTTCCTAGCGTCAGCTTCCAACTTGGTTACTTGAGCGTTTGCAACCTTGGCCTTGATGGCTAGTTCGAAGGCCTTGAGCGACTGCATCAGGTGCGACAGTTCGTTTTGTGCTTCGAAAGCCTGGACTTCCCGCAGGTTAATGGCGTTCTTGACGTCCTCGTCGTGCAGGGTATCCGGAATATGCTCGGCTTCCGCCTGATACTTACCGGCTGCGGCTAGAGCCTTCATGCCCTCGGCCTTGGCCTTGGCAGCCTGCGCCTCCAGTAATTGGACCTGCGCCTCAGCGCCGCGGTCCGCTAGTTCCTTCTGCTTGGCCTCTTCGGCCTGCTGTTCCGGAGTAGTCTCCGGATTGATCCACTCGTCCACGGCCCGGTTGAGGTCGGCCTTGTTGGGGCTGGACGAGTTCTCAAAAATGGCCTTCATCATCACGAAGAAAGGCTTAGACTCGTTAGGAACGAGCGCGAGCATCTGCGTAAGTTGCTGCTGCTCAAATTCGCGGGCCATGATGCCCAGAGTACCCTTTGTGCGAAACTTGACGTCCTGCGGGAACTTATTGGAGTCGAACTGGACGTAGCGACGGAAAATCTTGTTCACCAAGGGGCGCATGAAGTTCCGTTCGATATTCTGCATCGTACGGCGCGAGCGCTTGATGAAGGAAGAGGCATTGAGTGCCGTGTTAGTGGCACCACCGGCCTGACCGGGGTTGTACGAAGCTCCCGGATCCATGGCACCCGTGGCCGTCTGAACCATGCGTTCCATGTCGCCGGCGTTCTCAAACAGGGTAGGATTGACCTGCCCTAGGTTAAATCCCTGGATTACGTCACCGGGGGCACCGGTGGTAGGCCAGAACTTGCCCGGCCAGACCCCAAGATTGAAGCCACGGGGCAAGCGGGTAACGTCGCCCGCAATCATCGGGTGCGCCACAAGACCCTGAGCATCCATGCGAGTACGGACTGTGGTATCCAGTCCCTTCTGCGGGTGATAGGCCTTTTCGACCACTCCGCGACCCCAGAAGTAGTTCGGCACCGTATCGTGCTGATAACTGATGAAACATCGGTCGTCGTTGTAGAAAGGGTTAGCCTTGGCGCCTAGAACGGTAGACTCGTTGCCAATGGTGACAATGGCCTCTACCAGATCCTCGTCATCCCCTTCCATCAGGAGATTGTCGAGTTTTGTGGACTTTCCAGTGTACTGCAGCAGTAACTTGGCTGGGACGAGTCCGTGCCACTCTGTAATCAGCACAGCATCCTTAAGGGGAAGCTGGGACTCCGAGAAACGCGAGGCGGCGAGGTCGGTAGACCCCGAATAGGCCCCAATCTCGACTTTCAGATACGTACCGTCCTTCTGCATCTTCTTGACGCGATGAAGGGGTACTAGAGTCTCGTGGGCCATGCCCAGCATGTCGTCAAGAGAGTCTGTCGTGGGATCCGGTACGAACTCGTACGGTTCCAGAGGAATCATCTCGACGCAGACCACTTCTTCCTTAACCCCCTCAACGGTGGTATAGGTTCTAGTAGTCGTGTTAATCTTGCCGATGCCGGTACCGAATACGGCACCCAGAAGCACGGCCTTTGCTACGCTGGAGGGTACATTGTACTCTTCCATGCGCTCTAGTAACTGGTCACGGGCGCGAACCATTTCGTCGGCCTGTTCCGGGTCCTGAATCTCTTCAAGATCCTCGTAGAGGTCGAACCACTGCTCTCGGCCGAAGATGGCCTCTTCAATTTCTGCTACGGTGGAGTCCACAGCCTGCATAGTCGCAGGAGTCATCATATTCGACCGCTCGGACTTGCGTTTCTTGTCCGCGGGGTTGAAAATTCCGCGCCAGATGCGGTAATATTCGTCCCACATATCCTTGTGGTTAGAATCTCTATGCTGGCGCCAAGGATCGAGCTTGTCAGTGATATAACTCACCAAGCCGTCTGCCGGTTTCTCGCGCGCGTCTTGATGCGGTTCTACGACAATACTCATAGCTGGATCAGTATCCTGTTAGAGGGTCCTGTGGATTGTACTTGTCCATGCCCTCAAATTCGTTCATGTAGGTGACCGTAGCCATCTGGTCCACGTAGGCCAGCGCATCGAGAAGGTCATCGTGCGTACGTGGATCCGGAAAATCACAG